AACATGGTCGAAATTGATAATACAATTAAAGGTATTATTACTGAGATCAAAGCTGAAGAATTTAAAATTGCTGATAGAGAAAATGCAATTAGAGATGCAGCTGCCCAAGTTTCTGTGGCAACTTAAATAAACGCCACATCGCTGAAAACGTACTTTTACTGTAGGATTTCTTGCCCTCAATTAAAAATTAAGCTATAAATTTCTTCTCAGAAATTAGAATGACAAAAGTCACAGATTTAGGTTTAAATAAGTTAAAACCCCTAGAAAATAAAATTAAGTCTTCCCTAGGTTTAGAAATTCCCTATTGGTATTGGAAAAGTGAAGTATTAAATTTTAATAAGGAAAAGGTTGTATCTTTTTTATTAAAAAAGGAAAAAGAGATAATAAATAAATATCCCTCATTAGGGGATGGAGGTACAGGTTTGGCTGACAGTCTAACCTCAAGATATCAGTTTTATAATTTTTTAAAATTAGAGTCTCCTATGTTAGAGGGTTTACAAAAACACATAATAAAAAATATTAAGATGTGTATTAATAAATTTAATATTGAGGGGTCAAGGGAAGGTAAACATATTTCCACTAATGATTTATGGATTATTTGTTGGTTTAATGTTTTAAGGAAAAACCAGAAAATAGGAAAGCATACGCACCGCCCATTGGAGGAGGCGGAAAAAAGCTTCTTAAGTGGCCATTTAACCATTCAAGCAGAATCTACACAGACATATTATTTATCAATTTGTGAAAAATATAGGTGGTCTATAGAAAATATCCCAGGCCAAATAATTATTTTTCCTACATATATGCCCCATTATACAGATGAAACATTATCTAAAAGTTCTAGAATCAGTGTTGCTTTTGATGTGTATGATAAAAGAGAGTTGGCTGATCCAGCTTTTATAGCTAGGGGCAACTGTATCTCTCTTGATACATAACCTCCTTGCACTCAATTAAAATCTAATATATAAACAAATTACTATACAATATTAATTGGATATCGACGCGTATAGTCGACGGCCTAGAGACGATATCCTACAAACTAGGAGAATAAAATGGCAAGAACAACGTTTAGTGGACCAATAAGATCTTTAAGAGGATTCTTAGGATCAGGTCCAGACATGGCGACAGGGACAATAGGAGCAGGTACTGTTGATGGTGGCACGAATATAACTGGCATCGATTTGTATCAAGGTAAAGTAGTACAACTGGCAAACAACACAGTTGTTTTCAACTTACCTGAAATCATAACTACAACTACAGCTAATGTAGCAGGATCAGATGATCCAAACTCTCTTAACAGAGTTGGATATGAAATCACATTTCTGTTAACGGCAAATCTATCAGGTGAAACTTTTACTTTGAATGCAGGAACTGCAGCGGGTAGAAGTAATGCTGATGTATTTCAAGGTAATGCAATGTATGTCGATACAGGAGATAATTCTGTAGAAGGATTCAATGCGGCAGGAGCTGATACTTTAACTTTGGACGGTAGTACACGAGGTGGACTAGGAGGTTCAACGGTTTATTGTAGAGCGGCGGCTGATGGCATTTGGCTTATCAACTGCGCTTTAAATGGTAGTGGTACAATGGTTACCCCTTGGAGCTAATAGATAAATAATTTTGTGAGCTCCTTCGGGAGCTTACAAGAATAGGAGATAAATTATGACAGCATTTGGATCGAGTACAAATATTAATTCGACTAATGTAACCAGCGAAACTAAAGCAGTTACTGTTGGTGCAGCAAGAGTCTATGGCATTCATGCTTCAGGCCCTGCAGCAGCCGGAGAAATTATTTTAACCAATGGAAGTGGTGGAGCAGAACTATTTAAAATAAGAAAAGGGGGACATCTTCATGATATAGTTATGAATTTTCCTCAACCTATTTATTTTTCAAGTTCGGTGTATTCTGCATTTACAACAGAGCAAGTAACATCGTTAACAGTTCTGCATAGTTAGGAGTCTTACATGGCTTTTTCTGGCACAACTACTTTCGAGAAAACATTCTCGATAGATAGAAGATCATTAAATATTTTATTTCAAGAATGGCAAAATAGAGGTGCGCATTTTTGGGAAATTGCGGAAAATACTTTTACCTTAGTTGCTGATCAAGCAACTTACACCATGTATAGATCAACTGGTGATGGAGCCTCAGATGCGACTGCTGTTTATGGTGCATCCGATATATTAGAAGCCAGTTTTAGAACTACTTCAAATGTGGACACTCCACTTTCAAAAATTAATAGATCACAATATTCAGCTTTTTCAAATAAAACAGCTACAGGACAACCTTCCCAATATTGGGTACAAAGATTTATAGATAAAGTTACAATGACTTTATATTTAACTCCTGGTTCCACTCAAGCTGGAGATTTTATTGCTTATTACTATGTAAAAAGAATTCAAGATGCAGGAGCCTATACTAACGAAGCAGATATAGTTAATAGATTTGTCCCTGCTATGTGTGCAGGATTAGCTTACTATTTATCAATGAAAAAAGCTCCACAAAGAACACAGGAACTAAAATTAATTTACGAGGATGAATTTTCTAGAGCACTTCAAGAAGATGGATCTCCTTCAAGTGTTTATATTTCACCTAAAACCTATTACCCGAATATTTAATTATGGCAAAATTTGCAAAAGGAAAATACGCATTAGCAATTTCAGACAGAAGTGGATTAGCATATCCCTGGAGACAAATGGTTACAGAATGGAATGGAGCATTTGTTCATTATTCAGAATATGAACCTAAGCAACCACAGCTTAACCCAAAACCATTTGTATCTGATCCTCAGGGGTTAGAAAATGCAAGACCTGCAAGAACAGAATTTGGTACAGTAGATTTTTTACCTAAAAATCCTTTTACAACTGCAGCGGCCTCTAAACAAGTTACAGTTTCAGAGCCATTTAGTGCAAGAGTTGATGAGGATATTGTAAGATTTCAAGAAGTTAAATCCCCAGTAGGTGGAGTAGCTGTTTCAACTTTAGAATTAACAACAACCTTAAGTGCAGATATTACTTCTTCTGTGACCAGTATTGCAGTTACTGATTCATCACAATTTCCAAGCTCTGGATATTTTATGATTGAAAAAGTACAAACTTCTGGGCCTGCGGGAGATTCTTATTATAATAATGAAGTTATTCAATATACGGGAAATGTTCCTAACGCTTTTACAGGCTGTACACGTGGAACTAATTCTCCATTTAGGGGAGTAACATTTAGAAATACAACAGCTAGTGCGCATTTGGCAGCCGCAATTATTGTTGGTGGTTATTCTATAACCATGGTACAAACGACTGGTATACCACAACCAGGAATGCCAACTACGCGAACAGAAGAAAATAGTTATACTTTTAACTTAGTTTCAAATGCTGCAGCGAGTGCAATAGGAGGAGGAATTCAAGTCTTAGCGGGACCATTGAATACACAACAAACATGACATACGATGAATTAGTAACAAAAATTAGAGAGTACACAGAAGTCGATTCAAACGTTTTGACTGCGACTATTGTTGATGGATTTATTGAAGATTCAGAATTTAGGATTTTACGAGACATAGATTCCGACAGTAATAGAAGATATGCTTCAGCTAATTTAGTAGCTTCTACTAGATTTATTGATGCTCCAACTAATGCTTTAGTAATTAGATCAGCCCAAATAGTAGATTCTGATGGTGTGGGAGTGGCTGATAATAGAGATTTTTTACAATACAGAGATACGAGCTTTATGTCAGAATTTAATCCAACTAATGCTACAGGCATTCCTAAATATTATAGCTGGTGGGACCAAGACACAATTGTGGTGGCTCCAACCCCAAATGCTACTTTCACAATCCAGTTAAATTATATCTTGAAAGACCCTGGTTTATCTAGTACAATTCCTACAACATACATAAGTTTGAATTTTCCCAATGGACTTTTGTATGCATGCCTTGTAGAAGCTTTTAGTTTTCTAAAAGGACCAAATGATCTGTTGCAATTATACGAAGGAAAGTATAAACAAGTCGTTGAAGGCTTCGCAATCGAACAAATGGGAAGACGAAGACGAGATGAATATCAAAGTGGTGTTCCTCGTATAGGAAAATAGGAGAAAAAATAACATGGCTATAACACAAGCAATTGCAAATGCATTTAAGAAGCAACTGTTAGAAGGTGACCAAAACTTTACCCAAACAAGTGGGGACAAGTTTAAAATATCTCTTTATACTTCTTCAGCAACTCTAAACTCAACTACTACTGCTTACACAACAACTAACGAAGTTGCTAATAGTGGACAATATGCAGCTGGTGGTGGTGCGTTAGTCAATGGGCCCACATCAATTACTGCCGGCGTAGCTCGAGCAGATTTTGGTGATCGTTCTTTTACTGGCGTAACAATAACTTCTAGAGGCGCATTAATTTATAATACATCTTCTGCAGTAACTAATGCAGCAGTATGCGTTTTAGATTTTGGAGCAGATAAGACAGCTACTTCTGGTACATTTACAATTCAATTTCCAGCACCGACAAGCACAGCCGCGATATTAAGAGTCTCAGGATAATAGGGAGGTAACTTCCTATGAGTAATCCTACTTGGGGAACCGGCAGTTGGGGGCAAAACCAATGGGGCGATCAATCGGATGTCGCTTTCACACTTACTGGTTTTGCATTAACTAATACTCTCGGAGACGAAACAACCGCAGGCGAAATAAATACTGGGTGGGGAAGACTTACCTGGGGTGAAAACGCTTGGGGTGAATATGGCGATGTCGTTATAACTGGTATCGGTATGACTGCCAATCTTGGCAGTGTCACAACCACAGCGGATGCTAACGCAACAAATTCTACAAATAATAATCAAGAAGCAACTGTAACTATAGGTACTGTTATTGCTGAAGGTAAAGCAGAAGTATTTCCTACAGGTTTTGCTTTGCCAATGGTATTAGGAACTGCTGATGCAGGTCCTGATGCGATGGCTACTGGTAATCATGCTACAATGGGACTTGGTTCCGTTTCTGCTTACAACGAAGCGGGTTGGGGTAGACAACACTGGGGAGATAATGCCTGGGGTGTAGAAGGAAC